ATCTTGTAGTCGATATAATTATTTTTTAATTCTGATCCGAGTGGATTTAAAACATCGTCAGGTAAAATATCTGCAAGATTATCAAAATGAGATTCTGTGCCAGGTATATTTACAGCACCTGGTTCAAAGTTAAGAGTCACACCACCATCTTCTTCGGGTGTAACTTCAACGGGTTGTTGTTTTATTTCTTCCTTTACCTCGACCTCTTCGCCCGGAACTTTAACCTCGGTACGAGTATTAGGAAGTCCTTTATCTATATCTGCCATTTAAACTCCTATAGTTTCTTAACATTTTTTCGCAAAGAATCCAAGCCTCCTGAATCAGGATTCATAGACGTAATTTGTGGGCCTTTGTCAATACCACCAGATAATCCTGCAATACCGCCGCCCGCCATGCCCAATTTAAAATCTGCAAATCTATCTGTAGGTGTGCTAACTCCACCCGTAATTGGTTGTCCACCAAATATGCCTTGTGTACCAAACAGTCTTTCTCTATTTGCTAAACTACTACGGCCTTCTTTAAATATTAAATCAAGGACTGCATCATTGTATTCCTTATTAGTTTGTCTACTAAAATCAAACAAATTTCTTTTTGTGTACTCTGGTGCTCCACCTAATTCATCTTTTGCTCTTTGTAGTTGAGTATCTGTTACAGCGATATTGGCTAAATCATCCATAGTAAACATTGGAGGTGCTACACCTTCTTGTTTTTTTTCTGGTACAAATAATTGTTCAAAGTCATCCACCTCAGCAGATCTTGCATTGTTCATGGCTCTAGCAAACACACTATTTGAATCAGCAATATCTTTTGCCTCCGCTTCTTTCATCGTTGCAAAATCCATAACTGCCTCTGACTGAAATTTATCTTTTACATTTTGTTCTTTTAATTTAATAATTTGTTCGTCTAACTCTTGTTGTTTTAACGCATCAACATTTCCAGTATAACCAAGATCGCTTCCATCTAATACTGCTTGATTAGTTTCTAAATTACTTTTTGCAGTGTTTAATTGTTCTATAGATTTTTTATAATCTTGTGCTCTCATAATTATATCTGCAGTTTCTTTACCAACAGTTCTTTCAAACTTTAATCTGTCTGCTTCTTTAGTTTGATTACCTGGTCTTAAATAATCGGTTGCTCTTAAAAAAGCTTCGTTAAGTGTATCTCCCATACCCATACGAACTAAAGACTCGCCTGCTACAAAAATAGCTTCTGGTACGACAGCAAACTTTGTTACTGCTCTACCAAGTTTATATGCTCTATTTAAAAATTGTGTTGCATTTCTAGCCTCAGCTCCAGGTTTAATTAAACTTGGATTATTAATTTTTTCCGCGCCACGTGCGATACATTCTCTCGTAGGATTTCCACCTGATTGACCTGCAAATCTTTTTTCTCCACAACCAAGAATTCCTAAATATTTCGCCATCTCGTCAGCCAGTTGAGGATTCTCTGCAACCTGTGTTTTAAACATGCCTGTGGTTTTTGTTTTAGCTGCAGCTAAAGCACCCTCTGCGGTTTTAGCACCGCCGCCTAAAAACTCACCACCAATTTTTAATCTAATATTAAGTTCTTTTAACCTTTTATCAGCTAATGCTTTATTTTTAAAAGCATCACTTCCTGGTGTGTTGTAGTCGTTTATAATTTTATTAGCTCCTGTGTTTTTATCAAATAAAGCCAGTTGATAACTTTTAGTTGGATATTTCTCCATGGTTGCCATATGATGAAGCTCTAATGGGTTTTGAACTTTTGTTCTTTCTGAAACTCTAGGGTCTCTTTGAAAAAAATTATACATCTCAGCGTAAGTAGGAACTCTTTCATATTTAGCAAAATAACTTCCTAATAATTTATCAGGTCTGTCGTATTTAAATTTTTTGGCTGTTTTAGAAAAAAATTGTGTTTCATCATAGTCAGGGTGAGCAGTTATTGGCACACCTTTATTGCCCTTGTATCTATGATCTCTGTAGATAATATTTTTATCAGTGTCCCTAACACCAGCAAATTTTCCATCCTCTTCATAAATTTCAAATTTAGGATTACCGTATTCTGCTGCCACACTCATGTATTTTAATAATCTATTATTATCAGATTGCAATAAACCAGCTTTACCTTTCAAAGGCCCCTCTTTATATGCAATGTCTCTTCTCTTAGCTGCTTTTTCTTTTCCTCCTCTCTCGTAATAGTAATCCTGTTGTCTCTCTATTATTTTATCTCTGTTTTTTAAATATTTTTTTCTTTCCCGTTTTTTTAATGTTTCTTTATACCCTACAGGGTCCTTAACTAAACTTAAAGCTTCAGATCTTTTATATCGAGGAAGTGATACCCATTTTTCTTCTGTAAAAACTTTTCCTGTATCAGGGTCTATGGGTTTAAATTTATTTAAATTCTTTATTTTTCTAACTCTACCAGCTTTTAAATTTTTTTCTCTCTTTGTCTCTTTCAAAGATTCCAAAGTATACATACCGTCTCTTATGTCTTTTCTTTGAGAGGGTGTTAGATCATCTACAGAAATACCTTTCTTTTTTGCAAAGGCTTCTGCTATCTCTTGTTGTTTTTTGGTAAAAGGTATTCTAGTTTTTTCTCCTCCTTTTCTCACACCTGGTGCACCCATTCCCGGTCCTTGAGCATCATATTCTTTTTTGTAGTCTTTAAGTTCTTTTATAGTTTTATGATATGTTGTAAAGTATTTACCTGGATTTTCTCTGTCTCTTAATGTTAAAGGATATGTGCCTTTGTTAGGACCCATAACAAGTTTACCATTTTTAAATCCTTCTCTAGGTCGCGTCAGGTGCGCCATCATCTGATTATATTTTGAGACTTCCATTATTCTCCCATCATGTAGGCAAGACCGCCGCCTGATTTCTTAATTTTACTTTCTCCAACCTCTTCTAAAATTTCATCAATATTATCTAAACCGTAATCAACATCTTTCATCTTGCCTTCGTAGTCTGGTTTTACAGTAACCTCTTCATACTCATCAGGATATTTAATTACTTTTTTTCTAGTTTCATCATAGTATTGTCCACCAGGTTCAAACTGTAAGTATTCTTCACTAGTATAATTATCTCTTTTAATAGTTAACTTCCCTGTGTCCATTTCTTCTGTTAACTCGTATCCTTTATATTCTTTAACAATTTGTCTTTCACCTGTTGCTCTAGTTTTACTAACATCATCACCAAGTAATTGAATTTTTTCTACAAGTTTTGGAAAGTATGCAGGCACGCCGCTAGCTTTAGATGCAACCTCCACAGCTTTTGAAGCTTTAGCTGCAGGTTTTAAAAATTTACCTACAAAAGGTATTGAAGCAAGTCCACCTAATAATTTTAAAAATGTTCTACGAGTCATGCCGCCTTTTTCATAGCCTAATCTCATTAATCCACCCATATTATGTTTGGTTCTATCTTTTCCAATAATCATTTGTAATTTTTTTTCTAAGTCCTCCATACCTTTTTTGTCAGTGGCTTTATCTAGTCCAAGTGATTTTTTAAAATCAGCAACATCAATCTCTTCTCCACCCACACCATAAATCTTATCTCCGGCTTTTTTATCTTTTGCCTTGCCTTTAAATTTTTGAATAAGTTTTGAGATACCACCTTTGAACATCAAAGCACGACCACCTTTTGCAGCATCAAACGGTTCGTCATCAAACTCTACACCTTCTTTTGTGCCACCAGCATCATCAACAAAATCCTCTAACGCTCTTTCGTTTCTCTCTTCAAAATCTTTTATCATTTTCTTTGTATCCTCTGACTTTTGTAACTCAGGATCTACAGCTGGTTTTTTCTTTTTAGGTTCAGGTAACTTGTCTCCTAATTTAATTTCACCTAGTCCTCTTTCTTTTAAATTTTTATTTGTTAATTCTTCTAACTCTTTGGCAAGATCTAAACTCTTAATACCTTCTGACTTACCACCTTGAATAATTTTAGGTTTAAAACCTTGAAACGCTTCTGTTGCTGTTTTAAAACCAGAGCCTAATAATTTTTTCTGATCATCAGGATTTAAAGGTATGTTGTTATTTAATTTATATTGAATAGTCTCTAATGCATCTGCAGCATCTGAAAATTCTTTAGCTTGATTTATTTTAGCTTGTTCTATTCTATTTATTAAAAACCCTAGATCATCTGCGTTCTTAACTTCTTTACCGATGTTTGTAACATTGTATCCTGCCTCTCTAAGATTTTCAAACATCACTAACATCTCATCGGTAATTTCTTTATCAGTGGGTAGAGAAGTGATGCCGCCTTTGCCTGGCTTAATTAATTTTTTACGAATGTATTCGTACGCTAGATCACCAAATTTTTTAACTTTATCTTTTGACATTAATAATACGTCCTAGGTTTAGGGTCTTTTTTCTCATCGATATAATCTTCAGGGTGCTGAATCAATCCGCCCTGCCTGAAGCGCATGATCGCTTGTGTTGTAGAGTCCACAAGGTCGT